CTTTAAATAATAATGCGATTACTAACGGAGCAGGTTATATAACTGCAACTCTTACTCAAGAACAGGTAGAAGATTTTGTCGGAGGTATGCTTACTGGTAATACCGAGACAGGGATCACAGTAACGTACCAAGATAGCGATGGCACTATAGATTTTGTTGTTGGCACATTAAATCAAGATACTACAGGAAATGCAGCAACAGCAACGGCTCTTGAAACTGCAAGAAATATTGGTGGAGTGTCATTTGATGGTACGGGTAATATAAATCTTCCTGGTGTAAACACTTCTGGAAGCCAAAATACCTCTGGAACGGCTGCTATTGCAACAACTGTAACTGTAGCTGACGAATCTTCTGATACAACTTGTTTTCCTTTATTTGCTACTGCCGCAACTGGTAATTTAGCTCCTAAGAGTGGATCAAATTTAGCATTTAATTCTTCATCTGGTGTACTTACTGCAACATCTTTTGCTGGAGATGGATCTGCCTTAACAGGAATATCGGCTGGAGCAACTGGAGGGGGAAGCGATGAAATTTTCTACGAGAATGGGCAAAATGTAACTACTGACTATACTATTACTAATGGCAAAAACGCTATGTCTGCTGGTCCAATCACTATAGATAGCGGTGTTACTGTTACTGTCGGATCAGGAGAAACTCTTACTATTGTTTAATTATGAAAGCAATTATTGAAAAACAAATCCTCGAATGGAAAGAAGAACTTGCAAAACAAGTGCAAACAAAAAATCAAGCTGAAAAAGTTTTAGCTGACACTAATAAGAATATACTTATGATCGAGGGTGGGATACAGGCGAAGGAGATGTTGTTGAAGAAAATCGAGTCAGCATCCCAGCAATCAAATAAAGTGGAGCAAGCCCCACAACCAAAGCAAAAACCATCAAAGTAATTGGGGTTAATGCTTTTAACAATGCTTCTTTAATCATGTTTCAAAAAATCTGTAACTATCTTTCCATCTTATCTACAGTTCTAATATTAGGAATACTAGGCGGTGGTTTTTTTACATTTAAGTATGTCACCTCAGAACAATTTAAGGCCAAGATGATGAACGAGGTCTTGGGTAATGTACAAGGACTTATGCCAAAAATTTTAGATCAAGGGTTACCAGAAATGACAGGGCCATCATTACCAATACCATTTAAAAAGTGAATTGCTTTTGGTGTAATACAGAGCTGATAACAGGCGATAGTATTGACCTCGATGAAAGTATGCATCCAATTTTGTATGAAGAATATTCTGTGCGTACTTCTTTAACTTGTCCAAAATGTTATTCGGATGTAGAAGTATTAAAAAAAAGAGATGCCTTTGATTGATGATTTTTAATTTTTTTAAGAAACTAATCAAATATTATGTAGATAAATTTATTAGTTGGGTAAGAATAAAAAGGTTTAATTTAGAGCTAGATAATGATATAAAAAACTATCACGAAGAATTAAATAAAAAAGTAAAAAAACCTGTTATAAAAAAAGTTGGCAAATTTGGAGAAGAAGGGTGGTCTATTTCTATTGGAGATGTAGATAAAGATGAGTGAAATAAAAATACCTGAAATTTCTATACCAGAAATAAAAATAGATATACCATTACATACTCCTTATCAAGTATTAAATGTACCACCACCATCTATAAAATTACCTGGATGTGTAAAGTATCACAGGGATGCAAGTCCTAAAAATACTGCGTTATACGATGACGATCCAACAGGGACAACTATTTCTTGTCCCTATGGTTTCATGCCTACATTTGAACCCATGTTATATGACAGAAGAAAGATAGAGATTGTTGAAAATAAAGAACAAGAAAAGAGAGTGGAAAATAATGAAGTTCCAAAACCAAAAGAAGTAAAACCTGATATACCGAAAGAAAAGAAAGAAGTAACATTAGAACCTTGTCCTGGTAAAAATGATTTAAGAATTGGCTCGTTTGTTAACGAAAAAAAATTAGAACGGATTAAGGACTATATTAGAGAAGAAAATGGCGATTGCAAAACGATCTATGAAAAAGTTGATTTTAAAGATCAATACATCCCAGAATTTAGTACTGTTGTCTCTACTACTTTTATCGCTAGTGTGGCTGCGACTACACCTCTTATTCTCAACGCTATAAAACCTTTAGTAAAAAATATAATTAAGAAGTTCACAAAGAAGAAAGATAAAACTAATCCTTAGTAATTTTATGATTATGTGGCAAGACTTGATTTGCTTTAGGCACTATTTCTATATCGGAACATAAATCATAATAAGGACTATCTTTTTTAAAACGTATTCCCTCAATTTTCTTCTCACCGCAATGCTTTAATCTAGCGAAATGCCAATCAAGCTCTAGGTTTTTAAGTGTTTGTTTTTGTATGTTAGTTTGAGTTGCAGCAGCTTCTTTACATTGTTTTTGTAATCCTCTATCTAACGGAATAGAAAAATTTAAAGTTATTCCTGTTCCAAGTGCATAGCTATCTTTATTTGTACCAGAATAGTTTTGTTGGTAGTAAAGAATATTGCCTGGGTTATCAGGTGTACCATCTCCTATAGCATTGCCATTATCATCAAAATCTCCGACTATATCTGTTGGATCATATACAGGAGTTTCATAAAAGTGGCTAAAAGGTTTGCGATAGTTTGAATTGAAAGTAGTGAATGGAGTTATGGTCATCATTGCTCCCTGACATACAACTCCACCTCCATATTGGTTTGTATGAAAACTACCATTATTCACATTCCAATTCTGATTAGTTACTGATCCACTATTACTTTGACTGACAGCATTAGCTAAAACTTTTACAGGACTTAAGATTATTGCGAGAAGACAGAGGTAGTAGTAGTAACGGACTCTGTTGTTATGTCTCTTTGGATTGTCGTTATGTTCTGCAAACCTGGGCCATGATATGTTTCTGTAAATTGGAAAGAATCTCCTGATGTAGGATTTGTTTGAGTCCAATTTGGTTTTGTTGTCATATCTAATCCTGTCCATTTATAAGTCGTACCTCCTACAGTTCCATTAACTTCAACTGCGGTAGCTGCCATATTTCCTCCATCATGTGATATTCCTGTGCCTGTAACTGTATATTCGTAGCCTGTTGAAAAATCTTTGCTAGTAATCGATTCTGAAAGAGTAGAAGTCGTAGAAGTGGTACTAGACATAGTTCCTGTAGTAAAATTAGGAACAATATTTGCATTAGCTGGTAAAACATATAAAAATAACAGTAATAAAAGCTTCCGCATAGCTCATTTTCAATCCACAGTCACAGAAGTAACATAAGCAGCAGTCGCACTAGTACCTTGAGAACCTGCTGTAATTGTAATTACATGATTATCAACAGTACCAGCTAAATTTGTAGCTGTGCCTCCCGATGTGCTAGTCAAATCACCAAAAGCACTTACTTCACCTGTAGTAAGACTCGTGCCTATTGTATCTCCAGTAGTATGCGAAACTGTGTAATTGAAGCTTTCTCCGTCAGTTAACTGGCTTGCAGTAATTGGTGTATAAGCGTTTACTCCGTTAGTTGCTGCACCTAATCCTCCAACACTCCCAGCCGTGGTCCCGTCTGTGGTAGTAACTCCTGTTCCAGAAACACTATATGAGTTTCCGATGCGATCTGCTGCTGTTGCTGCTGCCGAAACCTCTAGCTTTACAGATGAACTGATAGAAGAAGTTATATCAGCATAAACTGGAGCTGAGAACAAAAATAAGAACGGAAGAAGCTTTTTCATTTGTTTGGTTTAGGGTCGATTACTTCAGCACCTTCAATTTTAATAGGTGTTATTACCCTTATAGTCTGTACCATACCTTGATTTTCTGCAACTTTATCGTCTTTCTTACTACCTTTTTTAGCTTGCTCTAATCCAAAGGAAGACAAAGCCGTAGCCAGCAGAGAAGCTGGAAATGTGATATCTTGCTTTTCTCCTGTTGTTATACCTGGGATCTTAGGTAAATAATTGCTTGTTACGAGCAAACCCGACCAAAAAACCACCAGAAGCCTGACTGCGATTGAGATG